CATTATTATTACCTGTTGAATTTGTAGTTAAAGCATCTAACCCGACCGCTACATTGCTATTTAATGCACCCCCGCCAGTTCCTACAGTTATCCCAGACACTACATTATCAAAATTAAAAGTTTGCACTGCTGTAAAAGGTAAAATAGAACTGTGAACTTGTGCTAATGTTAAACCCGATGAAGGAATTGACCCCACATATTCTGACACCCATTTTGTAGTCGCTAAATTTTTAGATACATCGTTTAAAGGAGGTTGTGCTGTTTGGATTGATGCAATTAATGTTGAATTTGTTGACCCGTTCACATTATAAAAGTTAAAACCACCCGTCGGCGACCCTTGAGCGTAATTGATTATATCAGTCGCCCCGTCACCGTTTGTTGAATTCCACGCGAAAGCGACCCCTGTTGCTGAATTTGCTAATGGTAAATTTGCAACCCCGCCGACGTTGAGGTGAAATAAACCGCCAGATGAAGGAATTGAAGGAACAAATAAATTTAAATCATACCCCGCCCCCGAACTTGACTGTTGAAAATAACTATATTGTCCCGTTGTAGATGCTATTCTCACTGTCCCGTTTGCTGTTGTAGTAAGTAATGGTGATGTAATATAGGAGGTTCCGTCAATTATAGGGGCTGATAAAACTGTTGATGTCGCGTTATATGTCGGCAAATTCACAAGTAGAGGGTATGTGCCATTATTGACATTACCCGCCGTCATTGTTAAATATAAAACACCGCTACCACCTGCCCCTATTTTTGAATTTAATGACACAGTTGATGTATTAGCATTAGTTATATTTCCTGTAATTAAACTATTAGCAATAATGGTATTATTAAAAGTTTGTGTTGCTGTAAATGGCAAAGTGTTAGTCAATACATCATTAATGGTTATACCCCCTCCACTGTGACTATCTACATATAATTTGTTAACTAAGTCATCATCATCTACAGGAACTGTCGCCGACTGTGGCAGATTGACAAAAGTTTTAATGCCTGTTCCTAATGTCTGATTACCATCAATTAAAACGGCGTTAAGTGGTGTTGGAACTAAACTATCTACGTAAGTTTTATTTACAATATCATCACCTAAAATAGGAGGGTGAGGTGTTTGTGGTGGTTCATCTACAAATGTTTTTATACCGCTTATATTCGTGTTTCCTTGAATCGGCACATACCCCGTAATCGGGTTTACAATTTGGTCTACCTCATATTGTAAATTACTTATTCTTTGATTTAAATAATAATTTGAATATGCCATTTATATATATATATATATATTATATAAATATTATTTTTAATATTAAAAAATGTATAATTATTTATTTTAAATTATTTTTTTATATAATCTAATTATATAAATGTCTAAAATTAATATACTTGATTGCTTAAAAAATAAAAATATTTCAGATGGTACATTAAATTTATATATCAAAAATTTAATTAGATTAAATGATGGTAATGAAATTAAAAATTTAAATTTCTTAAAAAATCCAGAAGAGATTTTAAATAAAATAAATGATAAAAGTAAAAACACACAACGAACTTATTTAATAGCAATAATATCACTATTAAAAGATTTATACACACAGCCGAAATATAAGAAATTATATGATTTATACTATACTTATTTAATAGATAGTAATAATGAATTAAAAAATAATACTAATAAATCAGAAAAACAAAAGGAAAACTGGTTAAATCAAGATGAAATAAAAGAAATTTATAATAAAATAAAAACAGAGGCAGAACCGCTTTTATTAACAAATCGTAAAAAAGATGCAAGTGATAAAGACTGGAATATAATTTTAAATTGGTTTGTATTATCTTTATATACTTGTCAAGCACCCCGACGAAATAAAGATTATTTAGTGATGCAAATTGTTAAATCGTTTTCGCCTGATTTTGATAAACAATATAATTATTATTCTTTAGATGATAACACATTTCATTATTTTAATTTTAAAACTCAAAAAACTTATAAACTCCAAGAAATAAAAGCGAATGAAGATGTTATAAATAATATAAATAAATATTTAATTAACCATCCATTAAGAAAAGAAATAAAGAAAATAAAAAATAATGTTTTAATTCCTTTGTTGGTATATTCAACGGGAGATAAATTTGATAATAATGATGCTATCACCAGAATTTTAAACCGTATTTTTAATAAAAAAATTGGCAGTTCAATGTTAAGAAATATTTATTTAACAGATAAATTCGGTGATGAAAATAAAGCCAAAAAAGAAACAGCGACGGCAATGGGTACAAGTGTTAATATGTTAGATAATAACTATATAAAAACTGATAATTAAAAACCTGTTAAATTTACAACAGCAATGTCAGGCGGAACATCATTGTTTTTACAATAATCATTTATAAATCTTAAAAATTCATTTAAATCGTAACCATTTTTAGATAAAACTAATCTTAAAATCGTCCAACGTCCGCAAGTATTAACACCATCTTTTAAAACTTGTAATTTCTTTTTATTATAAATAAATTTGGTTGGTGATTTTATTGTTTTTATTAAACGACTTAAATGATGTTTATCTTCACCTAATATTTTCCTCATACCAGCACTAATAAAATTTAATTCGCCGTCGGGTCTAACACCGTAACTATCAAACCATTCAACCGTATCACCATATTTTAATATACAACACCAATGACCACTATTTATTTGACTTTCCGTAAGAATAATTTTATAATCAGTTTTTTCTGGTAATAATTCATCCATTGTATTATAATTTTTTAATTCTGAATATTTTAATATTTTATTATTACTTACATCATCCAAAAAACGGGCAAAATCATCAGATGCAATCATTAACGCTAATGACTTTTTGTATTTTTCAATTTTATCTTTTACTCTACCTGACATTATATAATATAGAACAATATATTTAATTTAGATTATATAATAAAATTTTATATAAAATTTTATTATCTATTACTTATATATATATGCATTATCCTATTGATTATCAGTTTGGAGTTACTGAAGAACTCAAAATATTAAATACCTTAAGAGAATATTTTAAATCTGATATAGAACAATATCCAAAAAAAGCAAGACACGATTATTTTGATGATGTAAACAACTACGAGGTGAAAAGCCGTAAAAATACTTTAAATCAATATCCAGACACAATGATCACGACTGATAAAATAATCGGTTTAAAGCCATTATTCCTAATTTTTAATTATACAGATTGTATTGCTTATATAAAATATACTCCTGAAGGTTTCAGAAATTATAGAACTCAAATGTTTAGTCGTGCAAGATTACAGAGTGACGAAAAACTTCATATTTTTATACCGATTGAAGATTTAACAATTATTTGTAAAAAGGTATAATAAGCGGTCAAGTCATCGGTCAACCATATCATTTTTCGGGGGATTGAGGAGTTTTAATTTTTCATTTTCTTCTTCTAATGCAATAATATTATATTGTAATTTATCATTTAAATTTATTAATCTTGCAATTGTTTCTCTGTGTTCTGCAATAGTATCTTTATATTTAATAAGTTCACGTTCTATTTTTTGATATTTATCTGACAGTGATATATTAGCACGAAGACAACAAGTATTACAGGGAAATTCTAAACTGTGATATTCCATTTTATTATATACTTATATAAGATTTTAAATTTTATATAATATACATTTATTTATTATACTTATATAAAGATAATTAAATATAATATACATTTAATTATTTATACTTATATAATGATTTACTAAAAAGGGGCTTTTTAGATTAAAAACAGATTAAAGATAACAATAATTTTAAAATTATTGTTGTAGATAATGTAAAAATAATCTATTTTGCCCGATTAAGCAAATCTTTATATAAGTATAATTTATTTATTTAATTTATAAAAATTTAATATCTTATATAAGTATATATAAATGTCTTTTAAAAATATCTTTTGTAATTTGTGCAATATTGAAACGACCAGTCCAGAAATTATTGAACGATGCACCAGACGACATCACAGTCAAATTATATTTTTAGATATTGGAACTTTTTTTAATTGTATTGAATGTAAAAATATACGGCTGTCGTCCACTTTAGATAATTGTGGCGGATGTATTGATGAGTGTCCGCCGAGATGCTTTAATATTAGAGCAAATAAAATAAGACTTGCCGAATTAAATAATCACTTTAAAGATTTCGGTGAATTATCTGTTAACTTTTTAAATAATTATCAACCATTGTTAAATCGTATTAATGATATACCACACACCAATAACAGAAAAACTGATTTAGCAGTTACAGATTTAATTGATTTACAAAATTATATTATTGA